TCACCATACACACCAAAGAATACATTCTTAGGCAAGTTCTCACAATCAGGGGTTCCTACAGCCGTACCGTGGCTTGTAAACTTGAGGCGATCCTCCTTCAGTGTCAAATCATAGAGAATGAACCACGGCACATAATTATGATCGGGGGTCTGTGTACCCTCCACATGACGCTGCGAATTAATAGTAGCATTAAAGCTTGGGTCAGTCCCATTCTCGGGGTTCCATCGCTGATCACCACTGGTCATCTCAATCAGATAACAATGATTATCTTGAGCTGTATCCAAAATAGTCAGTTGGCTTGTAGTGCTACCAAAGGGCACAGATGTATCAATTGTAACATCACTCTCATCGGCAAATAAATATGGACCACCACCACCGGTAGGATAATAATAATCAATATAGGGAGCAGCATTAGCATAATACAACTGGGGTTGGTCGCCATTCGGGACAGAGGTGACTCCGTATACCTGAGCTGATCCGAAGGGAGCATGAGATTTCTGTCTATTAGAGGGATCCCATGGTTCACCTTGCATTGGGTAGATCCTGGGAAGACGTGGCATGTGAAAAGCCATGTCAGGCGTAGCAGCGACCTCAATATTTACTGTACAATGATTAGCAACAGACGAAGGAAAGGTCAATTTATTCAAAACAGAAATAGTCAAAAAGCCCAAACAATTCTCAGTGTTAAAATCAGTCGGTTCACCACATTTCTTCCACCTAGTTTTAGCAACCCATGGCACATTTAAATCAACTATACCTTGGCCCCTCGCGATGTCGACATACGCTAGATAGCTATTAGTTTTGTCCTGTATCGTCGCTTGGTCCAATTTTTGCTGATTGTAACTACCATAATTCATTTGACACAACAAACGTCCACCCTGGAGCGTCGATGTAACAGCTTCAACTCTAACAATGAAACCACCACGCCAAAAAGTATGCATTCCTGCAATCACAGCCATCGGGAAAACGGTATCCTGGTTAGGTATGGCCCCCATAAGTGGCGAAATGGGCAATTGTATCAAAGTTGTGCCAGGCACCGCGCTAGCATTCCAGGTAAAAGTAGCAACACGATGAAACCTAGATACTAGGTCAGTAACGAGCATTTCATTCTCCGCAGTACCAAAGGTGTCAGTTGAGCAAGGATTGAGATTCGAGTGTTCCAAATCCATAATTTCTCCAACGAAAGGCTGATCTCCATTTGAATTAAAACCAGTCAAATATCTCACTGCAGGGTTCCTAGGAGCCGGCACCGTTGGGGAATCCAACATTGCTGTGGCTAACTTTGCTACATCACCTACCAAGCCAATAATACTGCCGGCCGACCCACTCTGTTCCGTCGGCTCATGTACAAAATCTAACTCATCACCCCTAGCATGTTCAGGCGCTGGAGCTTTTGAATTATGGAAAACGCTGTTCAGAAGACCTAGCATTGTATACAGCGTTCTCGCAAAAGCTGAAAACGCATGCGTGGAAACAATGCCAGGCTAAAATTCAGCACGGGGTTATCCAAAATATACAACAAAGCCGTTGAAACATGATCAAACTCTTGCCCTTTAAAACTATCCTCCAAGTCCTCATAGACCGGATATCTCCATTTATAAGTCCTACCAAGAACATTATCAATACACAATACTCGTTTCAGTTGATCCCCAAGAAAATCAAAAGCTTTTCCATCCAAAAATTTCGTCTTTGCATACTGGTGAAAGAAACAAAATATAGCAGCTGATATAATACGATTCTGTACAACGTCCAAATTCGCCATTTCATTGATGCCAGTCTTGTTCCAATTGATTATGTCTATAATAGAGCGTTCGTCAATAGTCGGCACATAACGTCCGTCAATCAGGTTAAAGCCTCTTTTCAAAAACACCGCATCAGTAATGTCAACAGGATCCCATGTACCAGTTTCGGATTTAATACTCATTCCAACTGGACTAACAGCTTTATGGATGTCCTGCACGTTAAAAACACTAGCATCTTTCACAGCAATAAGGCAATCGTCACCATAGATAGCCAAGTGGACTTTCTTGAAGAATGATGTGCACTCGCCATGTTTCTGACGGTACGCATAAACCATGAGAAGCATATTGCTCAAAGAATTCAAAGAAGTTGTAAAGGGATTACCCGATGGGTTCCCTTGATGTTCCATCACAAGCAGATCATCAACTTGATTGAATTTGTGAATAATTGA